CGAGGTTATTCTATGACGCACGGGGACTGGATAAGTATTATGGACTACTGGAGTTGGGTGAGAAATACGGAGTATTCCAACGTAAGGGGAATCGCGTGGTTGTTGGCGAATCCTCTGTTTATCCTTCTGTTATCCTTGCCGATCCTCAGAAGTATTTCACGCCAGAAATCCTCCAAGCCTTAGATGAATGTGCCCGTAAAGAGTTTCTGTATGGAGTAGCGGATGGAGAGAATTGAAACAACAATCCTACGCAACCTCCTGTGTAACGAACAGTTTTACAGGAAGGTTGTTCCTTTTGTAAAACCAGATTACTTCAATGAGATTCACGAACGTGTAATTTATGAAGAGGTCTGGAACTTCGCAAGCACCTATGAACTGGTGCCTACGAAAGAAGTATTGACTATTAACCTTGAAGGAAGGAAAGATTTAAATGAGGAAGTATATCAAAACGCGGTTAAAACGATTGCTGAGTTATCTACCAATCCAATCGAATACAACTGGTTGCTTGACACCACAGAGAAGTGGTGTAAGGACAGAGCAATCTACCTCGCCCTCCTTGAGTCAATCAAGGTCGCGGATGGAGGTAATCCAAAAATATCAAAAGATGCGATCCCAGCAATCCTACAGGAGGCCCTGGCAGTATCGTTCGACGAACATGTAGGTCACGATTATCTTGAGAATAGCGTAGAAAGATATGAGTTCTACCATCGTGAGGAAGATAAGATTCCATTCCACCTTGAATACTTCAATAAGATTACCAAAGGTGGTCTGCCAAACAAGACACTCAACGTTGCTCTTGCTGGCACTGGTGTAGGTAAATCACTCTTTATGTGTGACCTTGCCGCTCATTGTCTATCAATGGGTCGTAATGTTCTCTACATCACTATGGAAATGGCAGAAGAAAAGATTGCCGAACGTATTGATGCTAATCTATTCAACGTCAATATTAAAGACCTGATTGATCTACCCGAGACAATCTTCCAGAGTCGCATCAATGAACTGAAGCGTAAAACACAAGGTCGTCTTATCATCAAAGAATACCCAACAGCATCAGCACATGTCGGTCATTTCAAATCTCTGCTGAATGAACTACAACTGAAGAAAACATTCAAACCCGATATCATCTTTATTGACTATCTTAATATCTGTGCTTCTGCTAGATACAAGGGAGCAATCGTAAACTCTTACACTTATGTTAAGGCAATCGCTGAAGAACTTAGAGGTCTGGCTGTTGAGCACAACGTCCCCCTCGTATCTGCTACTCAAACTACTCGCAGTGGTTTCGGTAATTCTGATGTTGACCTTACTGATACTTCTGAATCCTTTGGTCTTCCTGCTACTGCCGATTTTATGTTTGCTCTTATTGCTACCGAAGATTTAGAGAAGGATGGCAAGATTATGGTGAAGCAGTTGAAGAACAGATACAATGATCCTACCATGTATAAACGATTCTTGGTTGGGGTTGACAGAGCACGTATGAAGTTGTATAATGTTGACAATGCTGTTGACCTTTCTTCAGACAAAGAAGAAGAATATGACTTTGAAGAAATGGCGGCAGAACAAAGTAGAAACACACAAAGTAAATTTACCAGTTTTATTTTATGACGATTGATTTTAATAAGTATGTTGAGTTTGTTGGTGCCGTCACCAGTCCAGCATCACGCGATACTAGTGAGTTTGTTGCTCGTATTGTAGAACTTAGAGATGAAGGTGCTGATATTCAGCGTCTCATGACTGCTGCTTGTGGTATCACAGCTGAGGGTGGAGAGTTTACTGAGATTGTGAAAAAGATTGCTTTCCAAGGTAAACCTTATAACGAAGATAACATCTTCCACATGAAGCGTGAACTTGGAGATATTCTCTGGTATGTTGCTCAAGCATGTATCGCTCTTGACATTTCGTTCGAAGAGATTGCTCAGATGAACTTTGAGAAACTGACTGCTCGATATCCAGAAGGAACCTTCAGTATTGAACGAAGTGAAAACAGAGTCGCCAACGACCTTTGATGATTGCCTCCCCTAAATAATTGGGGAGGTATTTTTATATGGCTAATAATCTTTCGTGGGCAGAATTTAAAAAAAGATTTGATGGAAACCTACAACATGTATACACTAGAATAAAAAATGATAGATCGTTTAGATTAATTGAACCAGATTCCTCTGTTGCTAGACTGAGAGGACAAATGGCGGATGGAGTTACCTTTTTTCCAACTGGTCTTTTAATAGTTCTTCCTAAACCATCTAGAAAAACTGGAAACTTGACTAGAGCAGAACTTGATTTCGAGAGAGTTATATACCCCAAAAAATACAATACATACAAAGCCTTTTTATCTGCGGTCAGAAAATACATAATAACTGGAGCAGAAAGAACGTCACCAACTGAGTTTCCTGTGAGGATGTTTCTTGTCAAGGGAACTACATATGTGGAGTTTAGTAAATTAGAAAAAGAAGCAGATTTTGGTGGCAAACCAAGAGATGGCGAAAAAAGAAACGTATACTTTGGTAGACTGGAAGAATATGTAGATAAAGTGGATAGCAGTTATAAATTAAATATTCCATCTCCAACTGAGCAAGGAGAAGCGGATTTTATTGATGATGTAAATAGAGCAATAACAGATATACTAGAAGAAAATAATATTCCATCATTAACTTTGAAAATAGGTAATGACACTTTTGATAACATTGTTGGCATTAATAAAGTTGCTGGGAATGTGAAAGCAGATTTGGCATTCGTTGCTCTCAATGGAAAAAAGTTGGTGGATGTTGGATTTTATTCTCATAAGAAAGGATATAGAGCAAAAGATTTTGGGCAGTGGGCAGGAACAACTTTCTTATATCATCACGATGCTGTGAAAGGATTTGTTGATTATATGCATACTGTAGTTGGTCCTAATAAATTATATGATTTATCGAAAATGGGTCCAACTACATTTGGGATGATTATGGAAGGAGCATCATTGAGACCTATTAGAATGTCGGCAATTTATGGAAAAGAATGGAATACATCTCAACGAGGACCATCTAATTGTCATGGTCTTTTACAAGGTCATCCTAGAATTAATAAAGTAGGATCTAATTATGTTTTAACAATGACGGGTCATTATGAGAAGAATGGTGATGAAGTTAGTGGAGATTATTTTCCAGCAATGATGTTAATCAAAAAAGCTTCGTCTGAGAATATTGCTGCTGGAGTTGGTCGAGCAGACACGGGAGGGAAACCAAACGGCGGTATTCCTGGTGGGCGATTTTCAATTTATCCCATGGGAGGTAGGACCATTACCCATGTGGTAGAATGTAAGGGCAACAAATGGAACGACCCCACTGCCTGGAGCTGCCACCCATGAGCAAGAACACTCACTTAGAACATTTAGAAGACAGCATCTTGTTTGATGGCAAGGAAGGTGCGACTGATGCATTTGCGTTTCTTGACGCTCTTACTAAAACTTTTAGTGGCACTCAAACCAGCAACTTTAAAATCACGACCAAATGGGATGGCGCCCCTGCTGTCATCTGTGGTATTGATCCCGAGAATGGTGATTTTTTTGTGGGAACTAAATCTGTTTTTAATAAAACTGAACCGAAAATTAATTATACCAATGTTTTTATTGAATTGAATCATGGTAATTCTCCTGGGTTAGTTGAGAAGTTAAAAGTCGCATTGGAGCATTTTCCTAAACTGGGAATCAGAGGAATCATTCAAGGTGACTTACTGTTTACCGATGATGCTAAGGAAGAAAAGATTAATGGTGTAGATTATCTCACCTTCACTCCTAACACTATTACCTATGCCATTCCCAAAGGAACTGACGCATACAAAAAAGCAAAGCGAGCTAAGATCGGCGTAGTGTTTCACACTCGTTATGTTGGTTCCAGCATCGCAACTTCTAATGCTACCTTTGGAGTTGACATCAGTAAGTTTAATAAGACTGATGATGTGTTTGTAATCAGTGCTGAGGTTGACACTCTTGGTAGCAACATGATTCTTAGCGCAACTGAGAAGAGGAATCTCAACAACATGAAGAGAACTGCTCCTGTTGCTCTTCGTAATGCTGGTTCTTTCTTGGATGAAGTATCTGCTCAAATTAATTC